TAGGTGCAGAGGCGGAGGGTAGAACGGGGTTATCCCCCAGAGGGCTCAGACTCTTAGCTGATAGCCTGGATGTGTTTTGTGTGAAAAAGAGCTAGCACCATGGATTGGTCAAAGGTAGTGGAATAGACAGAAAAACTAGTATCGACCCCCTCCTTGCCAAACCCCTTAGTTTGCTCTTTAATCTTACGAAGTAGCTGGCTATTGTTTTCTAGCTCTTCCGACGGGATCCCGTAATAATAATGAGCCTGCTCACAGTCGGAAAGATCGTATAGGTAAGATACTGGAGCATTGTCGTCAAGAGATGAAACACCAAAGGTAGCAATGCGAGAAAGTCTGGATAGCGGAGAACGATTATCTATCAACCCATCAGTATGATCATAATAATTAATCATAGCTACCACATATGAAATAAAGTTATTGATTGTTTTTTCATATTGCCGGATCGATACGTCGCCGACAAGATCCTCTATCGCCGATCGGCTGACCAGGTATATACGTTCTATTTTCCCGCTTCTTGCATATTCTTGTAATACGCTACCTACAATTCTATCGTCTCGGCACTGATCGTGGGTAGAAACCTGTCTATCCGGGGAAATATATAATACATTAAGCTTGGCGTGAGATATCTGCTGGAGTATCTTAAGAGACATCCCCGAGATCGGCTCGCCTCCTCCAATTATAAAAAGAACTTCGTCCTCTTTTTTAATGTTGCGCAGGTAAGAGGATATGTCGGGAGTCTCTAGAGAGTTTTCATATGTTTCGATATCGGGACACTCTTCTACCTCAAAGTCCCCTTGGGCAGGGTGATCAGGCCCAATCTTATATATACGATACTCAGGATAAGACGTGAGTTCGTCAGCAATACCACAGCCCGTCTTCCCTAGTCCAACGATTGTATCCATTATAATTCCATCCTCTTCATAAGCCCAAGGTTCTTTCCTCTGCTCATATTTATAACATACTTTCCAAAAGTTGTAGAACTCATTAGCTCTCGCAAGGATGGAAGATGCTCTATGTCCGAATGGGAAAAGTCAATGATGATAGCATCGTGGATTAGACAACTAACTCGGGACTGACATTTGTTTATTCGTAAAAAGTAATCTATTTTTAAGGCTTGTAGCAAAGTTAACTCAGCCGTCATAGATTGAATAATATAATTTAGGGCGTGATGCTGGTCTACATTGGGGATTACTTTTTTATAGGGGGTAGTAACCGTAGAGCCATCCCAATATTTATCCAGTAGAAGCTTGCGATCATAAAACTGAGATAATCGGGTATTATAACGCTCGCTTGTAGCTGACCGGGAGCCATACAGCCAAGCAAAAAAAGCGGTCTTTACCTCTTCCCTGGAGAACTGACTGTCAAAAATCTGATGTGCGTGAAACTCATGCACATCTCCGATGGGCTGATTGATGCCCATCATCCCGAGCATTGTGCGGGCTTCTGCGCCGTTGAAATCTAGCTCTAAAAATTCGTCATTATGGGGCTCAATTATTTGTCGATGCTCTCTTTTCATAGTTAGGATAGGGAAAGAGGACTTCGTTGTGGTCAGGCGCCCGGTTCGAGTTCCAAACTGGTTATAAAGGATACAAGGCCCGGCAGAAAGTAAGCGGTCTAGCGGAAGCTTTTCAGTTGCAGAGGCGGTAATATCCTTGAGACGACAATAATTTATCTTAAGTGGGTGATCGCTTATGGACGTCAGCAGCTTATTGACCTTTAACATATAGTCATACCGGTCGGGCCGTGGGTGAGTCCTCAAAATATACTCGGTCATCCTATTACGAATTTCCCCATACTCCTCTAAGAATCGAGTAGGAGTAAGATCGTAGATACAATGGCTAGAAGTGTCTACTTTAGAGATTTTTAGAGAGCGGGTAAAAGACTCAAGTTTTTTCTTTACGTCTTCCCAGTCATCATTTAAGTATTCAGGGAGTGCCTCTTCCACTGGGCGTCCCTCTAGATATAGGTTAGCGTATTCTACACCGGTGGTATCGTAGAGAGAGGAAGTATACTTCCAAGTCTGAGAAAGACCCGATGGGAATTCTCTCTTTGTAAAGTGTAACTTACCGTCACAGTAGATGCCAACACACTCGGACTTATCATCTAATACCTGAAAGAGCATATATTTTCCTTTTCTATCTCTTCTTTATATCACCGACTCTGTTAATTGTCAAGTATGATCTGTCCAAAGGACCAACAATTTCTTTTTGAATATACTTAAGGGCATTGATATAGCGGCTGTCAGGAGTTCCTGGAGATAAATTATAAATATTAAAAATGTCTACTAGATCAGCGTTCCGGACAGGAGGTGGCTTGCTCATCTGACGTTCCAACAAGCGGAGGATATAAAAAGACTTCAGATTCCATTTGTCCCTAAAGGCCCCCACCGAGGAGTCCACAACATCCGGGTCCACCTCAAGGCGCTGGGTTACCTCTAGGCGTTCCTCCGGGCATAGGGAGCGAGAAAGATCTCGATACTTATAGTTATACTCTACAAACTGAGGGTTGTCTACAGCATAACGATTGTAGAAGTCTACTAAATATAATTTTAAAAGGTCCATATCAGTTTGCCAAGACCCAGTGTAAGCAGTCCCGAATAGTGCCCCAAAAGCAGCTTGGGTTGTTCGATGACGAAGCAGTGGTAGGTAGTGCTCATACCCTTCGGCGTGCCGGATGATATGAGTTATACCTGGGATGGTAGAGTGTCCGTAAGGTTCTTGGGGTGAGACGTCGTTAATAAGAGGCTCTCGACATACGCCGAATCCATTGCGAAAGTCAATATATGGGGAGAACATAAAAACTCCTACCATATATTCTTGCATAGCCGCTGATCCCACATCCGCTACAAACCGCCAAGGGGCATTCTTATCAATAATGAACCCGTAATAGGAGGCGACCTTGACTACAGTTTCGAAATTCTTGTCAGTCAGGAAGTCGCTTACTTTCCCATAATCATCCGCATGATCAAATTCAGCGATTTCTATAGCCAGTCCCGTGTTCATCGTAGACGAGTAGATGCTCTCTAGATATCCTGACCGGGTGATAGGACCACCTCGGCTTACGACTCCTTCACAGAATCCTGTGAAAACATCCAAGAAGGAGTCCAAGTCAACTAGCTTTTTCTGGTTTTGATAATCCCGCATAAAAACATTTGCGAATACAGGATATATACTATCGTTCATATAACTATGATACGCATCTTCTGAGCTATTCCAGGCGTTCTTTGCAGTCATATTAGCATAGGCGCCATCAGCGTATAACACTTCTCGCCTAGTCAGTTCTCTTATTTTTTCTGCAAAATCTCGCCAGGCATCTGCCACAAAGTTTATAGCAAAAATTGCCTCGTCAGCATAACGAAGCGGTTTAAGGTGACTCTCCTTAGTAAGTAATACATTACCGTCAAGAGATACCCGCCCCAAGAAACGATCCTCACCCCAGAAGTTATAAAACTTTTCTGGTCCGATAGCCGGATAGACCTGATACTCGTAGCGGATCCTTTGCTCGTGAACAAGCTGTGACTTGGACGTGTTGCTAGCAAAAACCTGAAGCCCAGAAGCTAGTGGTGGTCTATTTTGAGACATCGATTATTTGTTCCTTTATCTTTGGCTTCATGCTGGGGGCATCTCCCAGTGACAGGTAATAACCGTCTCATAGCTTCCGGCGCTAATTGCGTGAGAAGACCTGACTATTCGATAATATCCGCCTATTCCCAATCGGCGAGCAACGGTTTTTCCGAGGCCAAGATCCGCATTGATATAGACCATTTGCCCATTTTGAAATAGGTTATTCCCAACCATAGTAAGTTCTGCATCTTGGGGGAGGACCAAGGCGTCATTCCACTGTGCATTAGCAATATTCATAGCCCGTAAATGAGGAACTTGTTTTTCAGAAAACGAAAAATTCTTCACTAACCCTCGGTCAGACCCAAGGACTAAATGCTGAATTCCTCTTTTAGCATCGTCGGTAAGGTTTCCCCGAAGATCCCCTGATACCTGATTACAAGTAATGACCATGTATTGATTTATTTTTCTGTTTGCTGCCGGAATTATTCCGGATAATTTCGTTCGCATCTGCTGTTCGCTATAGAGTGTCCCCTTCCGTAGAGTGCTTTCACTCTGGGCTATGGTTATCTCGAAGCTCATAGAGGTTCTCTTGGTTGCCTGGCTAAGTAGATTATTCACTAAGGGAGCTACTAAATCATCTAGGAGGGAAACTATAAAACGACGGAATGATATTCTTGTCAGACCTCTGTTAGTGATATGAGTATTGAACCAGTTACCGTAAGCCTCAAGAGAAATGGGAATATCGGCTAATGAATAATAACGAGGAGAGGCGGCATTCCCAATTCCCAGAGCGGATGGGGAAAAAGATCCCAAGATTACCCCGCAATCGTTTCGTTCGCTAGCAGTAGAAAAAGCTGTATCAATGATATCACCGAGCTTAAGGTAATACGCATTAATTTGTCCTGGTTCCTCGACGGATACATCCGAAAAGATAGATGCATCTGGGTCGATAAAACCCCCTTGGATATCTGCGTTGTCTGTTGTCTCTTCTCTAGGACCAGTTGATGACCCTTCCGAGTTTGACCACGAAGCCTGGAGATTGTTTTTTGCAGTCTGTGTCTGAGAGGCCAAAGGTAGACTGCCTCTAGCAGAAAAGCGAACTTCAGGTCCGGTTCGAGCTTGAACAATTCCTATGGTTGAATAATATATCTTCTTATTTTTTAGCATGCGCTCCAAGAAGGAAGCATATTTTGCCTTCTGGAACAAGCTATTGATAGATTCAAGAGCGGCGTTTGCAGTTTCTATATAGGTATTCATCCGTTTTAGGGCTGCCGAAGCAGGCTTCGATCGTCCGGCGGTGGAGTCTTTAGGACTTGCCTGTAGGATTAACCTCTTCTTCTGCCTCAAAGTCTCTAACTCATACATAATACCGGCTCGATTAACCTCGACAGTTTGCCCACCTAACGATCCAAGGCTGCCAGCAGTTCCCAACTTCTTATATGTATCAATCTGTATTTTGGGATGTAGTTCCATCATCTTACTCAAATAACCATTGGGGAATGTGGTCTCTGGCAGTCCAAGTAGTTTATCCCCTGGCAATAGAACAGGAAGATCTACAGCCAAAGTATCAAAATGAGTTGTTATCTCGGTTATCCCTAAGACATCGGACTTCTCATCGTCAGATAAAAAGTTTCCAATGCTTCCGGCGAACTCCATGTTAAGAGTGGCTTGTCCCTCTTGCCCGAACTCAATTTGAAATTTCATAAGATTTAATTTAATGAGTTTTCGGGTTGCCTTAATCGCTGTGATAAAATTATCGTCTACACGTCCGTAGGTTCTCTCCGGAGTAGACCAGCCCACAATTATCTTCAAGTCTCTATATTCTTTTCCAATGCCTTTTTTAGATTTGCGACCCTTGTTTTTAGCTTCAGCATCCATGGTATTCCGAGAGAATGGCGACTTTGACTTCGACAGTATCGTCTCTCTGTGCTTGACATCTCTTTTAATTCGGTTTAGTTCTTCTGATAGCCCCTCCGCAGTTACAAGCTTAGTTGAACTCTTCTTATCGGAAGGAGAAGTGTTTCGACTAACAACATCGCCCGTAAGACCCAGTAGCTCATGCCACTGAGGCTGCACTAGGTCTGCCATAGAAGCGAAGTAAATGCTTAAATTGGCAATTAGAACATTGTCCCCAAAATGCTTGTTATCATACGTCCACTCGAAACTCCGTATACCTACATTACTCCCTTTTGTGGAGGTAAGTTTTGATAAATCATCTGTGCGGCGAGCTTTATGTACCTGAAGTAGATGCTCCGGATTTACATGATCACTAAAGAATACGGGCTCGTCGGTCTCTGACCCATCCGAATGCCGCTGCGAAAAAAATAACTCGATATGAGGACTGAGTCCCCCAAGCTGGTCTGGTGTTGCTTCAATAAAAGGCAGCACGTCAGTTCCCTGAGCAGCAAGGAGCCCGATTAAGGATTCAGGGGAACCTTTATAAAGAGAAATATTCTCTAGTTTTCTTTGCCCCGTAGTTATTCCAGTTGCCTGAGCAATAGTGGGGGTCTGGGAAATTAGAATACTAGGAATATTGAGTTGCTTTAGTTGCCTCTTCTCTATTTCTGAAATCTCGGGGCGGCTTTTCTTTTCCGCTGCGGCTCGGGCATCGGCTTCTCGGGTTGCAGCAGTTGACTGGTCCACGGTGGCAGGGGGGGTGAACTCGTCGCTCTCTGTCCAATTGCCTTCCCTAAACCTACGCCCATTTCCTAACTGCTTGTTCCACAGATTAGTATAGTCTATGAGAGCATCTCGGAGTTCCTTATAGACTACATCAGTAAAAAGCTGGAAGGTTAGGTCTTTTCCTTGGGAGTCCTTGACAGTCCAAGTATCAAAGCGTAGGTCGCCAGAGTTCGGCACGCCAGAGAATAGCTTGGAGGGGCTTCCGTTTGGTTTGCGAACTTGGCTACCAATGAACGCACCTCCTTGTCCGGTGTCAGAACCCCGTTTCGCCCAATATTGAGAATTGATCTGGGCCTCTTCATCGTCGCCTCGTGAGGTTTCCACTATATTATAGGCGAGTATTCTACCTGGAGTTACCGTAGGGTTTCCGCCGAGGGGCTGTAAGGTAAAACGCTGAAGATAGGAGGAAAGAGACCTAATATCCTGGAAATGGAAGCTGCCAAAAGTGTCTCCACGTTCAGGCGCTCGACTAAACGCCTGGCGGAAGAGGTTCTTTTCCACCATATAAGTGTAAACAGCAGCCCACTGCACCTGAGTGCTTATATGAAGGTTCCCGTTACCCAGGATAGGGAAGTTGGCCCCATTAAAAAGTTTGTTCGCCATATATTATACCCCGAATATCTCTAATACTCTTTGGAGAGGGTGGGGTATGTATATTACGTCCCCTAGTTTAAAATCTGCTGCGCTTGGCTTTTTATTAAACCAAGCGATTACCCACCACAGTTCAGGGGATCCGTAGGCGGCGTTGGCTACATTATATAATTTGTCTGTAGCACCCCATACCATAGAGGTTAGGTTCATAGAAGCCATTTGTTCATTGGTAGGGTAACGCATTACAGGAGTTCCATATTGCAACACCTGCTCTATCCCCCTTTCCGTAAAAAACTCCTCTTTATATCCCCTGTCATCATTTAAGATAAGTTCTCTTTTAGAATATCTAGAATAAGCCATTTTGTTTTCCTCTTTTAATATTATGCGAACTCATCGTCCTCCACTAGCGCCTCTCAACTCAACAGCGCCTGCTGGTTTATGGAATTTCCTGGGGTATTATTGTCCGGGCTAGGGGCGGCGACTGCTATATCGTTAGTGCTAGCCGTAGTTAGCGGCTGATCGCTCTTATACGGGAAGCCTTCGCTGCCCCCTCGAAGAGTTGCGGCTTCCCCGTTCATACTCCACCCCATGTTGTGCTGGTGTAATACTACCATTTCTACGTTAAGTCTCACAGCCTTCGGATAATATTCCATAGAGTCTCCGGTGCCGCCAAAAGTAAACATACCCATATCAAGTTCTGGGTCCATAGTAAGTCCGTTGACATAGCCCATAAGGGCCTCCCCGTCAGAGGCATTCTGAACAAGATTTCCAAACTTAATCTTCCAGAGAGGACCCATGTTCATAATGGCCCCCTTGTTCACCCCACCCTGGTCTGTATACATAGGATAAAGGAAAGCTATAGCAGCGTTTATCCTATTCATATTGAACTTCGCCTCGACCCCAGAAGCTGCTGGGACTACCCACGATAATGATAAAGCTCGGCGAGTATTAGCAAAAGTGGCGATGGGATCCATACGTCCATAAACCTGCTCACTCGTCCATTCTGAGTTATAAGCGTCGGAGAACCCTGTCAAAAAAGCAGGGAACTCTATCTTAGAACCGGTCGGAACATGCTCAATGGAAAGCTTCATTGTTTTGGTTATTTGCGGAAGTTCAAAATCTTGATCAGCCGAGTTTCCTGCAAACCGATCTTCTTGGCTGGTAGCCTCACCACGACGAACTCCAGATGCCTCAGGACCAAAGTAACTCATCGGTCCTGTTCCGTCTCGCTGTTGTTTGCCATTTAAAACTACTGGTTTATTGTTACCCACCTAATCAATCTCCTACTCAAGCTGTATTAAACATATTATATTTTGCGTTCTGTCCCGAGAATAAACCAGCGTCGGCAGCCTTCGTGACTGCCTGGGCGCTTATCTTAGCAACCACAGGACGACCTGCCACCTTCTCATTGCTCTTTCTTTGAGCCTCAAAGAAAGGTTTCAAAGCTTCCGCATTAGCGAGGGCTTGGTCTTTCATATTCTTCTTCTCTTCCGATCGGGATTTCACTAGGTTTGTTCCGACTGCCGTAGGAATAAACTGATCACCCCGTTGAGCCCGAACAATATTGCCGTCCTTATCCCGTAACCCGTCCTGCATCTGTGGGCGGCTCTGCATCGGAGCAGTTTCATCTGAGTATTGTTCATAGCCTGCTTTCAGAAGTCCTGCTACTGCGCCAAGAGCCGTCCCGATAGGACCGAACATGGATCCCGCCAAGGCTCCGCCGCCGATAGATGCGGCGTAGTTAACGGCGTGACCGGCAGTTCCACCAATAGCATCTTTAGCCATACTGCCCCCGGCCACTAAAAGACCTCCGCCGAGACCTCTGGCGAGCATTGCCCCTCTTCCAAGTCGGGCGGCGGTGGCGGGAGTTGAGGTCGAAGCAGGAGGTATTGGACCTCCTTGTCCGCTGCCTAAGCGATAGGGCGTGCCCGTTGGCGGACCAGCAATAGCCCCCACCTTAATCTGGTTTGCCACGACCGCCGCCTTGAGGAGTTCCGCTACCAATTTTCTTGTGTTAAGGATGGCTAGTCCTATTTTTATATCGAACGCAGCCATACTAAGTCCTAGTAAACCAACTACAACAGCGCCGACCTTCATGGCTTTCTCGAATGTTCTGCCCCAACCACGGATGACTTCCATATTAAGAGTCTCGGCCATCTCACGCAGCTTCTCGGCAAACGCTTTAATATCTGGAAGGAACCTTATAAAAAGATCTTCTGCTGCGCCCTTAAATAACTTCGTGACATCTGTCATGGCGGCTGCACGCTTTTCTATAGTTTGTAGCTCATCCTGATACTTAGCTAAATCGGCGGGGGTGCCAAAAATCTTTTGGGCAGCGGTTTCGTCAACACCTAAGATTTCCGCTGTGGCTTTTCTCTGCCAACGATTAAGCTGTGTAAAGTTTAGCCCTCTCTCGGCAAACTCTTGGCGCATCATATCAATTCGCTCGCCTTCTTCGGCTTTCATTAATTTGATAGAGTTAAGGCGTAGCCCCATCTGCGCATTGAGCTTTCCGGCGACGCTAGAAGCACCCTCAAAAGTTTCGAACTGTTGCTCAATATTAAACGCTTCCTTTATGTCTAAGCCTAGGCGGCGGGCTTGGCGCTGCATTTTTCCAAAGACTTTAGTAGCTCGACCTCCAAATTTAGCCAGTTCGGGACCCAGTGCTACAAAGTCAGAAACTATTTGACTCGTCGGCAAGCCAACTGACTGAGCTAAGATATCAAAATCTCGGACAGCAGATAATGCTCCGGCGGCACTCATATTCATCCCTCGGGTCAGGAGGTCCATGGCTTGTCCAGTTTGAGCAGCGTCAACCCCCATAGCAGCCAAAGCGAGAGAAGTATCCTGAATAGCGTTTTGCTGATTACGTCCCAGTGTAGCAAAGAGCGTCATGTTATTGTTAAGCCCAGCGATGGCCTCGGATCCCTCGGTGAAGGAGCCGCCAAAGCGGCGGGCAGATCTTGCAGCCGACTCTACATTTTTTTGATAACGCTGGGTATAGCCTGTTGCTTTAACGAGGCTAGCATTCGCTGAATCAGTTTCTAATGCAAGCCGAGCAAACTCTTTAACGATGCCGCCAACAGACAAATCAAGATTAAGTCCGGTAAAGGTAGCGACTGCACTGTTAAGCGTATTATAGGCCTTACTACTTTTCTCAACTAGATCATTTAATACTCTTTGTCGTGATTCCAGATATTCCAATTGCTTTTGCTGTTTTTGGCGAGCCAAGTCTAACTTTAGCAAAATCTGAAGCTGGGATTGGTTAATCTCTTTTTCTGCTGCGGCTGCCGCCGAAGCATGCCTGAGGGATTCCTCATATCGTGTTAAATCTTCTGTGCCGTTTGCGACTGCTGTATTATACGCACGCTGTGCGGAGAGGAGACCATCGAGAGCACCCCGGGCCTGCATACTGGCAGCCATGGCTTTTTGCATTTGGGTTGAGTCTTCTTCTTGAAGTCTTAACTTTTCCTGTAGTAACTCAATTTGCTTTTGTGTAATATCAGCCATTGATTACCCTTAGTTACGGATAGGCCAGTTTATCTTGGCTTCTCGTTCAAACCGTTTTATTGCTACATCTAATTTAGATTTCTGGGTATAAGTCATCGGATCATCGAGACCATACTTCTTGATGTAGTCCATATATCGTTTCTCGTTTACCAAGGCATCGGTAAAACGTTCTATTTCAATCTTGTTTCCCCGAACTCGCACTGGGATGCGTCGCCCCTTGAACATCTTAGATAACAGATATTGGATCCAGGCAGCGAATACATGTAATATATTTTCATTGAGTTCACCTCGGCGAGAAGCACCGAGATCAAACACCATTTCCTCTAGTTCATCTTCACTAAGCATAATAATCTCCTGACGGCTAGAATATCCCGTGTATTAAATAGTTATCTGATAATATTTCGGAACAGACGAGGGGCATTTTATGTAACCCCTACTATCGGGCTCCCTCATTAGCTTCTTTCTCGTCCTTTTTCTGCTGTATCAGGCGAGTGAGAAACCATCTGCGAATTAAGATTGGCAGGTTATATGCTTCAAAGAAGCTCCAGCCCCCATAATACTTAAGAGTGAAGAACTCTTCGTAGACGCCTAGTTTATATTCGTCACTTAGGCCAAAAAAAGTCCGCTGTGAGCGGCACCTCCATGTCCGCTGCATAACCACAACTATGGCACTCGTATTGTTGGGTTAAATCGATACTAGGAACCATGTCTGCGTAGACGGTTCTCAGTCGGCGAGAATCTCGTGCCGGCATCGCCTTGACGAAGGAAGCAATAGTAAAAGGAGAGTCGTCGCCATTCACGGAAATGATGAAAGCCCGAAAGGAATCGGTAAGGGTTGACTCCTCTATCTTTCTACGGCTTTTACGCTCGGCTTCTTTAGCTAGTTTTGCCTCGTCGGCGCCCGTTAGGAGCCTACACTCCACTGTCGCATTAGTTAGCGGTAATTCGATGGTAAAAGTGCCTTCTAAACCCATCTCAACACCATGGCGTTCAGCGTTGTCGGTAGGGCTTGTGATAACTCCGTCATTGAGGTCAAAGGTATACTCTTCAGTCGTCGCACAAGCCGGGCAACTTACGTTGGTAGCATATTCTTCACCGTAGCCGGTAATACGAGTTGCGACGAGGACAGCATTTTTATCCCCCACCAGTAAACTATTAACATTAAGGGTCTTGTCAATTATAACACTCTGAAGAAGACGGTCGATCACCACACCCTGCTTGATCAAAGATTTAGAGGTTAAGATATCTTCCTCTTTAGCAGTCATATAGTTAATTTCTAGGGTGTCCTTGCCGTGGAGGGGGTGACCCTCTTGGTAGAACTTTCCCCCGCTAGGCAGCTTTACAAACTCGGTAGGGGTGGCCCAGGAAAATCCAGGGTTGCTACCGGTGTCAACATGGGTTGCGGGGTTGGGCGTGTCTGGGTCAGGCATAAAAGTATCACCCAACCCAGTCCTTCCTTCATTTCTATTCATCTCAGAAACCTTTCTTATAAACAAACATTACACTCATGCTATAAGTATTTATAACACAAGTGCAATATTATTTAAAGTTAAATTAATTATTTTCTTGTTTCAGCCGTTTGGAGGCTTCACAGCTTCGCCGGCGTGTGGCAGCGCAGGGGTTAGTTCTGCCCAATCATAAGCGATTTCGACCGTGATCTCGTTCATCGCATCGGAGGTGTAATCTAACGCCCCACCGTAATCAATACTTACGATCCAGGGATTCTTCAAATACCATTGTTCGATTACATTCCCCTCACCGTCGATTTGGCGTAGCGTAACACTGCCCAATCCATCACGAACAGACTGTGCTTTACTAATACTTCCACGGACGTTGGAATCAGTGGGGTATTGATAGCCCGAGCGACGCAAAGCGTTAAGCATTGACATAGCCAAGTCTGGATCTACAGGGTCTACTAAAGTTACCGTGATATTGTCCCAGGTAACTCTGCCGGGGTATTTGAAAGTATGATTAATAAAACTATGCTCGACGACACTAACATTGGACTTAGGCTTCATCGCCGTTTTCACGGTCCAGACCGGGATATTCCCCATGTTAAGAGTAAATCGGTATTGTCTTTTTGGGTCAGCGTTAACGTTGGACCAGAAAAGTTCAGCCATTAGTTATTATCTCCTCGTATCATTATATAGTTCATACAACTTTTTTTCTAGTCCTCGAAAGAAGCGCCGCTATTTGTGATAACAAAATCGATAGCGAAGAACTCAGCAGAACGAGTGGGCTTGACAAGTAACTTAGAATAAATGATATTTCTATCAATCAAGTCCGGGGTTGTGGTTGATTCGTCTAAGATTAACCGGAAGTCCTCAATGCCAAACTGAGCTTTTACCGAATCCAGCACAGGAATAACTTGTCCAGTAAATCGGGTCCAAGTGTCTCTTGTGTTAGGGGCGAACAGAAGTCGAGAGGCAATGAAAGAAATTCTTCTTTTGAGGTAAATCATCAGGCGGCGGACATTGATACGGTCAAGAGCCGAAGCTGTTTGCTGTAATGTTTTTTGCCCAAAGATGACGATACCCTCGGCGGGGAACTTCGCAATCGGGTTAATTCCGGCTTCATATAGACTATCCCTATCTCTAGAAGAGAGTCTCCGGGATACCTCTAGAACCGGTAACCCGCCGGCACCTTCACTGAGCCCACCACGGGCGAAGCCAGCAGGAGCATACCACGGAGCAGCATCTCGATCAGTTGTTGATAGTGCGCCGAGAGCCACAACTGAGGGAGGTGCCCAAAGAGTGCGGCTGTTAGTCGGATCTTGGATAAGCACCCAAGGAGCGTAAGTTGCGCCGTAGCTGCTATTAATATTGCGAGAACGAAGTCCAGATACCATCTGGGTAATGGTGAAAGCATTACGAGTAGCGGCACTGGCTGCGTTTTCTGTATCTGGCAAATATACATTTTCGATATCGATCAGAGCTAGGGCATCTCCCCGATCCTCAACCATATCAAGAAGATGCTGGGTGACCTCGTTATTGGTGACACCTGGCATTGCGGCAAGGTTAAACTGAACTTGGTCAGAATCTGCAATAATATTGATTGCCCTCTTTAGAGTCGCCATTTCATAGCTCGTCTTCTCGGTGGCGGTAGCACTGATAGCGGAGTTCCGGAGAGGATCTCGCTCTGTTACGTCGAAGCCATCAAAGCCACCGAATAGCACGGTGGTGAACCGATCATACCCAGCGTCGATGACGTTCTTGTAAGATACACCGTTGCTTGATTGAGACTGGGCCGTCAGGCTAGCACCGGCGGTGCGGTATTCTGCGTTATAAAGTCCAGTTCCGTCTATAACAATGTTGTTATTGCTAGTATCGAATGTTCCTGATACGTTGTCAAGGCTGAACGCCCAAGAAATCTCAAGAGGGTCAAGTCCTCCCAGACTACCGCTGGACATTGGGAGAGCGAGATCGTGAGACGTGCTCGCAGGGTCAGAGGGGTTTAAGTTCTTGCACCGAATACGAAGCATATCGGGGATTGACTCATTACGGGTCGTGTCCGAGGTGCTTCTAGCAGTCCAAGCTCCCCAATAAGTGTTGGCCGGGGTCTTGGGGCTCCCCCAAGTATCTTGCTGGCGCAAGGGAACTGAAGGGTAGATACAAGACAGGCGCAAAGCGTCATTTGTCATTACAGAGCCACTAGAAATAGCGATTACGCCGCCCTGGTTGCTAAAGTTAACGGGGTCGTAACCACCGCCTACCGCAAACCGAACAGATGATCCACCGTCGGTAATGGTCTGAAGGGTGCTGTTTGAAGAGCTAGCGTGAGAGGTTACATTAGCAAAGCCTCCAGAGCCAGAAACCCAGCCCCAGTCTCTATACTTAAGAGGTCCGTAGACACCGAAAGGAAGATATCCCGGATTGGTCGTAGCACGATCAACTGACTCATCCATAACCACTCGAATATACTTTGAGCGGTTAGTAAACTGTCCATACTGGCGGTTTGTTTTAGTCGTTGTATCATATGATTCGTATTGGTCGCCGACCTGTATACCGATATAGTTAGGTGACGCAGGATTGAGAGTTAGGTTATCCCAGCGCTCAATTATTACCGGAGCATTGTCAATATCGTTCATACTTCTGACTAAGACAGAGAAAGTTCCATACTCCTCAAAAGCTCCCTGGGGGTAAGAGATATTACTTACAGAAATCTTAACCGAAGTTTGAACTGACTCGCCGCCAGTGAGAGATTCAAAGCGGAAAAGCTTTTGCATGTTACCTACGGAGTAAGCGCCCGGAAGGGTGCTAAGATCCTGGGAGAAGAACCAACCTGTTGTCCCTTTTTGGCTAGACAAGCGCATATCATTTTGGACATCAGAGGTATCTGCCTGATTTCTCATCGGAAGAATCGTGGCCCAATAGGTATTTCCAAGTCCGTTACCGGAAGAAAGCCCGTCGGATCCTAGGACGCCAATTGAAGTGGTGCCGCTAATGCTTAGGGATCTTTCAAAGCTTTCGCCTACCCATAAGTTCTGCTGTCCAGAAGCGGGGGTAATCTGTGTGTTAAGGAGCGTGGGATTAGTATTAATTACTTTTCGAATAAAATCTCCACGAGCGGGGTCAAGGCTGACCCTATACTTAGTGCCACTGCTAGGACCTAGCCCGGCATCCGAGGTGATATTCTGGATCACGATAGTGCCATCGCTATTAGAATCTAGAAGAACACAGGAGCTTCCGGTGGGATGAGCAGCCGAGCCATCACTATTCAATATCATATTACCCGAAAGCTGAACTCTGCCGCCAGCATCCTTAAGATACATGACCGCAGCCAAAGATCCCGTGGTGGCAGGGCCACCGTCATCGCCGCCGTTTGAGGCAGAAGGCCAGACATAAAGTCCCCACGCACCGCCGTTAGCCGTGCTAGTAAGATCTCCTGTTGTCATACTTCCAACTTTAAATCCTGCTTCGCCAGCGTCTGTAGTAAGGTCGGGGTGTTGTTCCCCGAGAAGACGGACATAAGTAAGAGTTGGATTATTACGTAGCCATGCTTGTGCTGCGTATCCTCCGTAAGTAGGGGCAGTTTTATTTCCTTCTCTCCAGATATCACCGCCTTGTCCGCCAGGTAGAGGCTGTCCAAAGGTATCAACGAAATCCGAAAAGGAGGTTATTGTGACCGGAGTCATACCAGGACCCTTAAGGGCACGTCCGATGACTACCGGACCAGTATCTGCTGGTGAGGCTGGTAATTGCGAGTTGTCGATTTCGTTAATAAAGACACCCGGTGAGATGAACTTAAATTTTCTTGTAGGGTTGTCCGCCAAAGCCTTGGTCTCCTAGATTGTATGCACTATCAAAGTAGTCATTGTGTTGGAATACACTACTAATAAATAGTAGCATTATTTTCCAATCTCCTTATAAATGAGCCGCCGTTCTAAGGACGATATTTATCTTTTCTCCCTGGGTGATATTCAGGTATGTCCCCTAACATCACCCGCTCTCGTTGAAATTCTATCTTAGCGGCGGATTGACGTCGGACAACATTGGGCGTTTCCTGGTTTTTGCCAGCACCTATCAGGTATCCTAATACTTTAATTGTAATCCCAGTCTTAAAGGTTCTCTCTTCTAGATTAAGGGAGCCTACATTATTTTCCAAAGAAAAGTTAGGTTCTATAAAGGCCTCGTAGGAGTTGCCACCGTGCTTAATGCTGAATGCACTTGGAGTGCCACTTTGGGAGGCAAAACTTGCGATGGCGGTATTCATTTGCTGCTGATACTCGGAGATGATTTGAATGTTATAGGTGACCTCTACGAAGGTAGGCATCGGGATCGAAAGAGTATCATATACTATTTGATCGTTAACGCCAGGAAAGGTCTGATAGTTAGGGTCCTTCCCGGAGGAAGATCTACGGACTGCACTAGCGTTAGCAAAGTTCTTTGTCTTATCTTGATTGACCACTCGGGCTATATCGATTGACCCTCCCCGGTCGTAAAAATCAAAATAAGGAGGCACGTATACGCCATAGCGTCCTTTGTTCTCGGGGTTCTTTACAATTGTCTCTCTTAGAATAGAGATGAGAGGGTATGTTAAGCTGCGTCCGTTAGGTCGTAAGTCTGGATTGTTCTTTATCTGGTAGGCTCTTTCGGGCATAGCGTAGATGACGGGGATCTTTGTGAACCCCTGATTAGAATCAGTAAAAATATCTAGCCCATTATTAATGTAATTATACAAAG